CTGATGTATTGGGGGACATCCAGATTCACCTCTCTCTGCTCGACACGATCCTCGGACTCGTCCTCGTCTTCTTCGATCTCGTCCTCTTCCTCGATTGGTTCGGGGAGCGGGTCAATCTTGGTGAGGGTGGAGAACTTGTGGCCGACGAGAACTTCGGTTGGTCGCCAACCGTTGTCGTACTCCTCATAGATTCGGATGAGCGCAGCAGGATCGTCTTCGGTTGCTTCAATGCTGAACTCGGTGCCAGGCACACCCAATGTGCCTTCACGCATCACATGTTCGATGCGACCTCGAGCCGTGCCACCCGATGAATCCCAGCGCACGAAGTCACCCTCAGTCAGTTCGTTCGGTAATGCTCGTTCACCACCAGGCTCCATGTCCTCAGCGATAGATACTGCAACCATCTGATCGATGGCATCCTGTTTCGTTCCGTGACAGCCGATCACTTCACCGTCCTCCTTCTCGACAGCCCAACCTGAGCAGTTCGGATTCGTATTGCTAATGAAGTACGGCATCAGACAGGCTCCGTCAACCAAGAAATGTTATGACCCTCTTTGCCTGAGATCGCGTACAGCAGATCGGTTGGAGAGATAACCAAGTCCAATGCCTCCAACTTGTCCAACCTATAACCAGTCGAAGTGGTCACAGCACTACCACCGATGTAGACCGCATCGGTGTTGTCGTTGTTCTTGATGTGCATCTTGTACGGATTCCCACCGGCAGCGTTGATGAGAACGCCGTCAACGACAGTAGGAGCCGTGCCAATCGCAGTCACACCGCTATAGAACGCCATCGAACCTCACACCAACAGAAGCAACTCGGCTTCATCTTCTAGTATTGACCATGCTACTTCACCAGTAGCAGACGCCGACAAGGACACAACAGATGATCCTGAAACAACAATTCGCTCAGGGACACGAGGCAACTCAACCTCAACTGAAACAACCGGAACCTTCTCAACAGGAACCTTCGGTTGCCGATACCAAGGATTCCCACCAGACGGATACGAAGGAGTCGGAGTCGGCTGAGGAACAACCGTCGCCTGAGCAGACCCAACCATCGACCCCAACTGCCCGTCGCCGTAAGGTCGCACAAGAACCGACGACGCAGCCGAACTAACCCCAGCACCCAACCCAGCCACCGCCGCCACGCTGTGAACCACAACCGGCGACACAGACCCCGAGACAGAACCCAACACCGCCGACCCGACAGCCTGATGCGACACCGAAACCGAAGCCACACCAGCCAAACCACCCAACTCGGCCACACCAACCGCCTGAACCGCGACAACAACATCGGCGACAGCCGACCCAGCCAACCCACCCAACCCAGCCGAACCAACCGCAGTCGTCGTGAAAGGGAATGCTCCGTCTAAGCCGACAGAGAAATCATTTAGCGTCGAAGCATCGAGAATGAATCTTGTCTTCGGTGTGCCGTTATCAGTCCCATCGAAGGTGACTGTCGCCTGATCGTAACCATAGAGACCGCTGTCATAGTTGACGGTCATAACTATTCCTCTGGCTGTGCTTCAGCCTCATCAGGTATTTCAATGATTTCGATGATGTTATCGTTTGGCTTTGATGGGTCATGGCCGCCAATCCCGTACACAACTTCTCTACTCATGCCACCCTCAATGCAACCAGAATCCTGTTATTTGTGGTGGAAGTAGGAGAAGCAGTTGCGAATGCTCCTGTCACACCGGTCTGTGTCCAGCCAGGTTGCAAGCCGAATGATGCAGTCAATGGTACTTGACCAAATGGATATGCATCCGCGACTTGAAGGAATGAATGTGTGCCAGTAGTTGAATTGACTACATGAGCCAGCCAATACCATCCAGGATTCAAGGTTTGATTTATTGTTATTGAATAAATCGTGGTTGTTGCGGTGACAGAAACTGTTCCAGCATCCAGCAGAACGGTTGATGGTTGTTTATTGGAATTGTTATAGATACCGAGTCGCACCGTTGAAGTTCCAGTAACCGTTGAGCTTGTTCTACAAGCAATTCTGTCAAATGTGGTTGTCTTCTCAACAAGAAATGGCAAATAGCTGACAGTTCCAGTAGTTGTTGTTGTTGTTGCAGTTGTGGCCGTATTTGATGAAGTTGTGTAATAAGTTCCTGACGCTAGACCAGATGAGGCGATGGCGTTCGATTGCTGTGTCAAATAATCAAGACTTGTCGTGACAGCAGAGTTATCGATTCCGACTTTTGCTTCTAACGCTTCGATGGCGTCGTTTGCGTTGGCGTGTTGTGCAGAATGCGAAGGGTTATCAAGGCCGTCGGTTGAGGTTGGGTTTGTGAGTGAATCCAGCGACGTAGGGAAGTTGGTTGCCATGAGGCTACGACGCAATGGTGAGTGAGGTGGTGAGTGAGCCAGAGGCGATGGTGTAGGTGTCGCCTGCGGTGTACGGGTTGCCGGTGATCGTGCCAGAGAACAGGAAGTTGCCAGCCGTTGATGCATCCCAGACGGTGAAATGTGTGGCGTCTTCTGAGCCTGCAATGTTTGTCCAACTGATCTCGGCATCGGAAGCGATTGAACCGCTTGAAGCTGCGGCGAATGAGATTGACTTGCGTGTCGTTTCGGTGGCTGGGTTGGCGGTGCCGTTTGCGCCTGGGTCGCCCACGTGCAGTTTGATATAGGCGGTCGTCACAGCGAACGAGGTGTTGTTGCCCATCGCATCGAGCCACTTGTTCGCCATGTAGGAGGAGATTCCTGTCGCCATTAGTCCTCAACCCTTTCAATGATGTTCACGATTCGGCCATGCTCATCGCGTTCAACGGTGCGAATCGTCGGCTTGGATTCTGGGACATTCACACGGACAACAGTCTCGGGGACGTTGATGACGGGGGCTGGCACGTTGACTGCTGGCGGGGTGTAGTTCACCACAACCTCAGGCATCGTGATCGACATGTCCTGTGACTTCACCTCATACGCAGCAGCAGGGTCGGCTGGGTTGACGGTGGCGACTGGTTGCAACTGTGTGGACGGGAGGCCTGTGTGGTTGATGGCAGGCAACTCAAGCGCACTCAACACTTGTGCTGGGTCGAAGCCCGCAAGGATAAGACGCTGAGCAATCAAACTCTTCCGATCCAACTCAGCGAGATTGGCTGCGTTGATGTCCACGTTGGCGAGTGGGACACGGTATGAGTCTCCGCCTTCGACTGGCGACATGTCCTCGATGCGATGGATGTCGTTGATGGAGAGGAAGCCAGCCTGGATGCCGGTGGAGAACGCGGCGTAACGCGAAGCCTGGTCGCCTCGAAGCAGACCGTCCACGTTGAACTTGAGGAAGGCACGGTTGTCCAGAATCTTCTGGTAGCCGTCCTCAATCTTGGCGATGTAGGGGCGAAGGGTGTGCTGAACGAAATGGATGCCGTTCTGTTCCACCGACGCATACGACATCGCACCAGGCGTCGTCACACCCAGCATCGACGGTGGGCAACGGAACGTGCGAGCAATCTCCTCGACAGCGAAGCGACGGGACTCTAGGAACTGTGCCGAATCATTATCGACGGTGGTCTTGTTGAAGGTTGCGCCACCGAACAAGATGCCTGGGCGATGCGAACGACGCAACCCCTTGTGGCCTTGCTCGAAGCCGTCGACCAAATCTTTCGCCTGCTCACGAGTCAGGTTGCCTGGGAACTCAATGATGCCGGACGCTGAGGAGCCTTGTCCGAAGAATCGTGCAGCGAACTCCTCCAACGCTTTCGCCAACCCAAGATTCTCTTTCACCAAATCAATTCGTGAACGGCCACGCAACTCGCCAGGCATACGCAACTCGGTGATGTGAATCATGTCCTCAGCCTGAATCACATCACGCTGCTCGAAAATGTAGATAGGGCGACGAGTCACACGGTCACGAGAACATTCAACACGCTGAGGATTCAACACCACCAACCCAGCAACCCCAGCATCATCCCGCAGAATGCGAGTGAACGAGTTGCCATCCAACAGCAGAGACACGAGAACCTGCTGGAAGTGTTCGGTGCGGGTTACACCTGACTCTGGGTAGTCAAGCCATGTTGGGCGTGGGCGGAATGGGCGACGCTCACCATCAACCCGAATGAACGTATCAACAGGGAGCGTCGAGATGGAGTCGGCGATCAGACGTACACACGCATAGACCGCCTCAATCTTCAGCGAATCATTCTGTGTGATGACGGTGCCAGCGTTCGTCGAAACGGTGAACCCATCACCGGCGGCGAACAACGATTGGAAAGAGACAGCTCGGTTCTCTCCACCAGGCAACAGACGCGACAACATTATTTCGACTTCTTCCTCTCACCACGTTCTGCTGCAACCACCAATAGAAGCACCATCAGACCTGAACAGATCAGGCCTGCTGGAACTGAGATCAAGAATACCCCAACTGCGATGAGTGTGAGGGCGAACAATTCCAACAGAAGCATCATAAGCATCCTCTCTAGACTACAAAGAACCCAGGGGTCGGGGCGACTTCCTGCCTTCGAGTCGCACGATCAACCGCCAACGCCGTCGCAATCGCAGCATCAATCTTGCGCTTCGACTTACCTTTCGACAAACGCCAACCCGTGTCGGTTTGACGTTGCGCCGGACTCAACATCTGATCGATGAACATCGGGTCAGCGTTGATAGCCAACGTGCCATTCACGATCATCTCATAGAGCGTCCCACACGCAGGCACCATACGGGCTGTGGACTGCGGGAACTCCACCATGTTCAACCCGTCATCAGCCAACGCCTCAGCCGAACGCTGAAAGAACGCAGGGTCATAAGCAAACTCCATCACCTGCCACTCACGATTCAAGTCACGCAAATACGCCTCGACAGCCGACACATCCATCGCATGGGCGTCGGGATGCCAAATCTTTGCCCGACACACAATGCGACCTGATGGCTGTGGCTGTGCCGTCACCACCGCAATCGAGTCATGCTTCAATGCCATATCGATCCCGACGAACACGGGCAGGTCTTTGTCCAGCTCAAGGTCGGAGATGCATTGGTCGAGCGCACCGGCAGGCAGCCACGATTCGCCTTCAGTCCGAACCCACTGGTTCAGCCGGTATCGCCTGAACGCAATCTCGGCTGTCTGGTTCATGCTGATCTCCATGTCCTCCAACGACAACAAACCCTCAGCCAAGTTCGGGTTCGCAGCCAACCACGCATCCCGATCATGGGTGGCACAGCCCTCTGGTGCCTCCCACCAGAAGAACCCGAACCGCTCATCGTCCTGGTCGCCTGCGATGATGCGCCGACCGTAGGTGTAGAGGCGACCACAAATCGTGTCCAAGTCATGCCCAGCCGTTGTGATGGCCACGATCATTGGGTCGCGTCTCGCACCCGACGCCAACGTCAACGCATCCCACAAGTCATCATTCGGCTGCACATGCAACTCATCGAAGATGACTGTCGAAGGGTTGAGGCCTTGCTGAAGTTTCGCATCCGATGACAGCACCCGATACACCGCCCCAGTCGACGGCACCTCAATAGCGTCCCGATACACCTTGCACACACCCGACAACGCTGGCGACTGTTGCACCTGCCAGCGAGCCTCATTGAACACCACCCGCGCCTGCTGCCTATCACCAGCCGCCGAATACACCTCAGCCCCAGGCTCACCCTCGATCAACCCATAGAGCGCAATCAGCGACCCGATCAACGACTTACCGTTCTTGCGACCCAACCCAATCAAGCTGCGTCGATAGCGGAGCATCCCGTCAGCC